TTTGTGTTTATGTTGAGGATGCATTTAAGTAAATCATCATTACTTGGATTCTCTATAAGTAAGAAATCTTGATAGTCTTTTAACTGAACTTCTTTTAGTGTACTAGGTATAGAAACTTCTAATTGCATAAAGTGTTTTTTATAAAACGAAAAAAGGATTACTTTGTATAAAGCAACCCTCTTTTCCAACTATTAACATAAAAATTATCTTAATGTCTTATATAGGTATAAGTACAGTTCTTGTATCTTATCTCCTAACTTTTTGTCTTGTCTGTATGTTTCATTTCCTATTTGTATTCTTCCTTCTCTATGTATCTCTAATTTAACTTCTGGTCTTCTTGTTCTTGTTAATGGTTTTACTATTACCTTGATGTCATTCTTTAAACACCAGCTAATAGCTTCTCTTACATTTCTTGTCATTTAAACAAGTTAATCATTATTGCTGGGATAAACATAGTAGCTAATAAACAAATTATTTGATATATTCTTGTATATAGTTTTCTATAGTATATTGTATCTGTGTATTCTTTTAGTGTGTATATTTTTGTTATGTTGTTTTTTGTTACTATTACTTCGCCTTGTTTTACCTCTACCATATCTAAAATATTAAGTTATGTATAATAGATTCAAGCGATAATAATACTACACTTGCAATTAATAATACAAATGAGAATAATGTTAATGTTAAGTAGTGTTTTAGTTTTTTCATTGTTTTGTTTTTAATTATAAGGCAATATATAACTATTTATTTAATTAACAAAATTATTAATAACTTTTATTAGTAAATGTAATATTGCCCTTTGTTAGGATTCTCTAATTGTGAAGTGATAGCATACCTCATCGCATCTATACAATGGTTAAAAGCATCTATAGGTTTGTTAAGTGTTTCTCCTTCTTTGTTCTTTAACCAAATGTAGTTCTGTAGTTCTTTGATTAAGTTATGACTTCTATTAGTTATATAGATTTCATTTTGATTGATGAGGTTGATACCATACACTATTGAGTCTTTACCTTTCTTTACTGGCATTACCATATGTCCATAGCTTGACAGTTCTGCAATACTTTTAGGTTCTGCTGAATCTGCATATATGATTTCTTTTGCTTGGTGTGTTTTAAGTAAGTTGCTTATCTGACTATTTAGTAATCCTCTTTGGTAGATGACCTCATCAAATATATAAGCATTGTTGTATTTGTAAAGTGCTATTAAAGTAGAAGGGTCGTTAGTGTATCCAAAATCCATTCCATAACAAAGTAGTCTTGCTTCGTCTGGTAAGTCAATAGGTTTCCAGTCTTTTATACAAGCACCTTCTAAACTTCCTATCTCTCCTAGTCCATATACATTCCACCAGTTATTCCAATATGTAGATGACTTTGCTTTTTCTTTAGCTTTCTCTATGTCGTTTATAATTGTGTCTGGTAATGCTTCGTTGTCTAAATACGTTAGCTTAATAAAGTCTGCATCATCTTTGCCTTGTAGTTCTGTATGTGCCCAGAATGATGAGGTAGGGTTAAAGTCAATCCATATCTCTCCAGATGTTCTTATTGCTAATTGGTTGTATGCTTCGTAAGGTATGTTGTTAGCTTCGTTTACATATAGTGTGTGTCTTCTTGCTCCTCTTAACTTATCTGCTGATTCAACACTAAAGAACTCTATGTAACTTCCGTTTGCAAACTTATACTTAAGCATTGACTTATTATATTGCATATCATTATAACGATTGGTCATCATCATAATCTTTAGGAAGTCTTTTAAAGCACCTCTACGCAAATGTGGTATAGATTCACTAACTACGCTTATTTCTACGTTAGGAGTTCTTATAGCCCTATCTATGAGGATAGGTAGTATACCAAACGTTTTACCAGCAGATGTTCCACCTTGAACTATCTTTTTACGTTTCTTAAGTTTAAGAAGTTTTTTAATTGCAGTTGTTACTACAAACATTAATCAACAATATTAAATAAAGGTTGTTCAGTATTTAGTGTGATGTCTTTTGTTTCTCTTGGTTTGCCAGCATAATAGTGATAGAACATTTGTATAAACTTAAACTCTCCAGATTCTATTCCTTTTTTTAGAGCTGCATAAGCTTGAGGTTCTAATGGTGTAAGTCTTTCAATTAACTTTACCTCCTCTGCTTTAGGCTTTCTACCAGCAGTTGTATGTCCTCCGTTGTTTTTTCTTTTATCCATAATTAAAAAAGATTATTATTAATTATTTTTTATATAACGAAATATCTTTGTTTTTGTTATACTCCACAATATCCAGAATCACAATCTTTAAAGTCATCTTCGAACAATTCAGTTTGAACATTCCAAGATTTTATATCCTTATATTTTATTTTATCTTTTCCATTTCTCCAACAATCGTCTGGGTGTTTAACTCCTTCTTTAGATATAAACCAATTCATTTTATTTGGATGCCAATCAAATCTTTTTCTTGTTAATATTAAATTTTGATGAAAGCAACCAACACAATTATTTATTTTTGCAAATCTAACATCTTTGTCATTCCAATATTCCTCTATGTTGTCTTTATATATATTATCTTTTATTAATGGAAATGTTGGTTTTTGCCATTCTATGATTCCCCATTTATTTTGTGTCTTTCTTTTTCCAACAATTGCTTTCATTTCTAAAAGTCCTTTGTCGTTTGTTTTTTCAAGTGTTGTGTTTGCTCTCCTTTGTTCATTAGCTCTAAAGCCTATTCTAAATTCTGCTGGTTTGTTTATTGTTTGTTGCCACCAATTAAATATTGGTTTTAATTTCATATCAGTTGTACAATATCTTCGAGTAACATTAGGTAGTGTTCCTCCTCCTTTTTTAACTACATAATCAAAAGTGTTTCCAGTAACCCAATCTATTTTTTGACCGATGTATTGTTCTAAATCTAACATAGTATAAATAATCATATCATCTTCTAATGTGCCTATAAAATCAGTTCCTAATCTATCGCTAACTTGTTGTCTTATTTTGGAATCTGGAAATAAACAACTTTTGTCTTCTGTTCTTACTAATGCAAATACATTATAATCTGCTGGGTAATTTGCAGCTATATAACTTGAAGTCTTACCACCACTTAAAGAGTTTACTGTTTTCATTTGTTTATTCTTCAAATTCTTTTAATCTATTAATAACTCTTTTTATTCTATATTCTGCTACTGGGAATTGTTCTTCTGGTATCTCTTGTATTGTTTCTAATATAGGTCTTAACTTTGGGTCTATTTTTATTTTTTTTAAAAACTTAAATCTTGTTTCTAGTTTTCTATGTTCTTCTTGTAGTGTTTTTAGTTTTTGGTGTTTAGGTATGTATTCTTCTGTTGCTATTATTCTATTGTATATTTCCATATATTTAGGATTATACATTTCAAATGCTGGGAATATGTTGTTTATGCTGTGTAATACTGATGCGTGGTCTTTGTTTAGTGTTTCTCCTATTTTCTTTAGTGATAGGTTTGTTCTGTCTTTACATATCTTAAAGTATATAGCTCTTCCATAGACTATGTCTCTTTTTCTGGAGTCTACATTTATTCTATATCCTAATTCTCCTTCTACTAACTCTTTAATCTCTTTCGTTGTCATCTATTATATTTTTTATTAATTGTGTAAATTCTATTTGTTCTATTGCTAATTTAATTCCTTCACATTCCAAGTACATTTCTTTGTCTTCATAGTCGTATAAGATAATTCTTAATTCGTCTAATTCAGTTCCTTTCTCGTAGTCGTATAATGTGATGTAGTAAAATTGATATATTATATCATTCTTGAGTCCTTGTGTTTCGTACATATTCAATCTCTCTTTCAAGATAGTCTTTAGCTTTTAGTAAATCCATTAGTTCGTGATTCTTCTTGTCTGCTCTGCTTATGTACTTTATTATGTTTCCTCTATTGAAGTTTAAGTTGTAGTCTTTGATAAAGTCTATAACATCATATCCTTTTCCGTTTTCATAGTGTGGTTGGCTTGCTCTCATTGTTGTTGTCTTTTATTAATACTCCATTCCTTTTTACTCTGGGTTTTCTTTCTTCCTCTATATTTTCTATTACATTCTCTCTAATATCTTTTAATTTAATTTCATTCAATGCTAATTTATAATTTATTTTATTGTTATCTGGCATCCACTCAAAAGAATTATTTATTTCTACTTCAATATCTTCATATAAACTATCTATTAATTTGTTAGATTTTTTGTTATGTTTTTTTAAATATTCTTTATATAATTTTCTTTTATTTTCTATATATTTTTTATTTCTTTTTTGTATTCTTTTTGGTAGATTCATAGAGTTAACTACTTCTCTTATTTCTTTTCCTAAAAAATAAGGAGTATAATATATAGCTTTTTGTTTATACCACCTCCTTAAAACTTTAAGTTGTCTTTTCGGCAATAAACCAATATGATTATGTAATGCTTGATGTAATTTAGATGGCAACATTATTAGATTATCAATTTTATTGTTTTCTCTATCAGCATCTATATGATGTATATCCCAATCTTTTGGTATTTTTAAATCGTGATATTCTTCATATAATTTTCTATAATTCATTATTATCTTTTTTTATCAAAACCCCATTTCTTTTTATATTAGGTTTTCTATCTTCTTCTATAAACCTTTCTTTTTGTTTTCTTCTTGCAGCTCTTTGTTTTTTATTAGGCTTATCTTTTTTTAAGGGTCTAAACCATCTCATTCAGTTCTTAATTTAAGCAAGTTATAACATTGTATATATTTTAACTTTGCTTTTGATTTATATATTGTTTTAAATAACTCGTATGTCTTTTTAGTAAATTGATAATGTGTCTCACAATCTTTAAACAATTTCTTTGCGTATGCCTTTCCATATCCTTTACAGTAGTTTACATTGTCTGCACTATCTCCTACTATCATTTGCTCGTAGAAGTTATATAAGGCTTCGTAAGGACTTATATCTATTATCTCTTGGTGTTTGTAGTGATAGTTATACATAAGGCAAGGTAGTTGCTTATAATCCTTATCTAGTGATACTATTATTACATTGTTGTGTCCTAATTCGTCTGTTAGTGTTTTCCAATACGTTGCAACCAAATCATCTGTCTCTACACCATAAGAACTTTTTGTGCTATATATCTCTTGGATATGTTCGTGCATCTCAAATAGTAATTTAGGATGTTCTTGTTTCTTTCTGTTTGCTTTGTAGTTTGGGTCTAGTAGTTTTCTAAAATTACCTTTGCTATTGTTAAAAGTAATTACTCTTTCTATTTGGTAGGTTTCTTCTAGTCTATTTACAATTGACATAAATATCTCATCAAACTTTCCTATAGCTTCATCTAGTATGTCATCAACACAACAGCAAGAAGAATACACTAACCTGTCTGC